AGACCAGTTGCGAGGACATATCATGGCGATGACACCAGAAGCTAAAGTGAAGAAGGTTGTAGTTAAACATCTGAAGTCTATGGGTGCGTACTACTTCTACCCAGTTACAGGAGGTTACGGAGGTAGCGGTGTACCTGACATTGTTGGGTGCTATAAAGGGAAGTTCTTTGGTATTGAATGTAAGGCTGGTAAGAACACACCTACACCATTACAGGAAAAGAACTTACGAGATATAAAGAAGACAGATGGGATTGCTGTAGTTATCAACGAANAAAACATGAACGATGTTGGAGCAATACTCGAAGGNGTTAACGCGGTACATAATATACCTGATCCATGGAGCCAATGGCATGAATAAGAAAGAAAAAGTTTGGAAGTACTTNATNAANAATCCACTTGCTTCGTCGAAGCAGATAGCAAAAGCTGTAGGGTGTACAACTCACTACGCGGCTTCCCTGAAAAAGAAGACAGGTACACCAAAAGAAGTTTTTAGGAAAGAACAAGACAAGCTACGTAACAGTAGAGTAGCGTTACTCGAAGAAGCGGTGAGCCTTACATCGGGAGATAGGCAGAAAGACTACGGTAACCCTGTAGATAATATGCGCCATATCGCCCAGATATTTAACGCTATAACAGGACATAACATAAAGACATCGGAAGTACCTGTGTTCCATATGGCTACCAAGTTAGCGCGTATGCAGACAAGCCCAAATAAACGTGACCACTACATAGACATTATGGCATATGCAGGGATTACGTATGAGTGTGAGAAAGAATGAACCTTATTACAATAGACTTTGAAACTTACTACGATAAAGATTATTCTTTGCGTAAGGTGACAACAGAAGCGTATGTACGTGACCCTATGTTTGAAGTAATTGGGGTTGGCGTTAAAGTAAACAATGAAAAGACGGAGTGGGCTAGTGGTACACACAAACAAGTTAAGGAGTACCTATCAACGTTCGCCTGGGAAGACTCTATGGTACTGGCTCACAATACTATGTTTGACGGTGCTATTCTTAATTGGCATTATGGTATTAATCCTAGGGTTTATACCGATACTTTGTGTATTTCCCGTGCTGTACATGGGGTGGAAAGTAGTAGCAGTCTCAGGGCGTTGTCTGAAAGATATAACATCGGAGAGAAGGGCGACGAAGTACTCAACACACTCGGAAAAAGACGAGAGCAATTTACGGACGTTGAACTAAACGCATTTGGTGACTACTGTGTCAATGACGTTGATCTAACTTACGAACTGTTTAAGATAATAGCTAAAGATTTTCCTCGTAAAGAGTTGAAGCTAATAGACCTGACCTTGCGTATGTTTATTGAACCTATCCTTGATTTAGATTTAGCTGCGCTACAGCACCATCTCACAGAGACACGTTCTCGTAAGGACGCTTTGTTGACGACGGCGGGTGTAGACAAAGCTGACCTTATGTCGAACCCCAAGTTTGCTGAATTACTCCTGCACCTTGGGGTATCACCTCCTAAGAAGTTATCACCTACTACAGGCAAGGAGACATTTGCATTTGCNAAATCAGATGAGGGCTTCAAAGCACTCGAAGAACATGAAGATGAGAGGGTACAACAATTAGTAGCGGCGCGTCTGGGAAATAAAAGCACGTTAGAAGAGACAAGAACTCAGAGGTTTATTGANATATCTGAGCGTGGTCTATTACCTGTACCTGTTAGATATTACGCGGCACATACTGGTAGGTGGGGTGGTGATGACAAGATCAACCTACAAAATCTACCAAGTCGTGGTGTCAATGGTAAGAAACTAAAGCAAAGTATAATCGCACCAGAAGGCTACACACTTATAGANGCAGACTCAGCACAGATNGAAGCGAGGGTATTGGCGTGGCTTGCAGAGCAAGATGATCTGACCCAAGCATTTGCCAATGGAGAAGACGTTTACGTGAAGATGGCTTCTCGTATCTATGGAGTCCAAGAGGAAGATGTTACTAAGGAACAGAGGTTTGTAGGTAAGACAACTATCTTGGGTGCAGGGTACGGCATGGGCGCTATTAAGTTCCAAGCTCAGTTAAAGACTTTTGGCTCTGACATAGAGCTAGCAGAAGCACGGCGCGTCATAAACATATACCGTGAAGCTAATTGGAAAATAAACAAGTTATGGAGAGATGCTCAAAGGTATTTGACAGACTTTTCGAATGGTGATGACACTCAGTTTGGATTAGATGGTGTACTAACAGTTACAGATGGGGTGATATTACTACCCTCTGGGTTGAAGTTAGGTTACGGAGATTTACAGTTTCAGACTACCGACAAGGGTGTAGAGTTTGACTACAAAACAAGGCGTGGCCGCACAAGAATATATGGTGGTAAGGTAATAGAGAATGTCTGCCAAGCCATAGCACGTTGTATAATTGGCGAACAAATGTTAAACATAGCTAAGAGATACCGTGTCGTATTAACAGTACATGATTCGGTTGTGTGCTGTGTACCAGACGCAGAAGTAGAAGAAGCGCAGAAGTACATCGAAGAATGTATGCGTTGGACACCCGATTGGGCAAAAGGCTTACCGATTAATTGTGAGTCAGGAACAGGTAAAACATATGGAGATTGCGAATGAGTTCTACAGGAAAAACAATAGTGAAAGGTACTAAACTTGCTACTAATATAATATCTAAAGCAACTGACCACGATGTACTAATGGAAGCAGTACGTAGGTTTTCTTTTGTACCTGTAAAAAATAAGCGTGTAGGTAATAAGTTGGTAGGTATGTCACCTAAAACAAAAGAAAGTTGTCCTATATACATACATACTGAAGAAATTCATTCTTGTGACAACGATGGAAACATGTGCCTACATTTGGTTGGGACAGTAGAGCATGATGTAATTGCTTGTGCGTACAACAAGAATTTTGAACGAGGGTTTAAATGAGTGGGGGAACAACTGAAAGGTGTCGTGTATGTTTAAAACACAAACCTCTAAGCCAAATGAAGAAAAGGGCAGATAGACCTAATGGGGTTGATACCCTCTGTAAACCGTGTCGTAGGGAAAAAGAATATTTTAGGGTTCATGGTGTGGAGCGTCCTAAAGACTTATCCCTTGTATTTAAATCAATCGCGGAAGTTAAATATAAACGCTGTCCTACGTGTTCTAAATACAAAACATACGATAATTTTTATAAGTCTGAGTCAAGTCAAGAGGGGATCGGGACAAATTGTCTTCCTTGCAACACTGTGTTGAGGAAACAGAAGCGAATAAAAAATGGTGAGCGTATAAGGCAGTTGTCTAGGGCTTGGGTAGAGAATAACTATGAAAAAAATAAGTTAGAAGACAAATTAAGGGGGGAGAAATACAGAGCTTCAGGTAAACACAAAATTACTAGGAAACGTTGGGTAGAAAACAACCCTGATAAAGTAGAATTAGAAAGGCAGAAGGCGATACTACGGAGTAGACGTGATGTGGCTACTATAAACGAACGGTACGCACGATCTAATTTAGGGGCGCGATCCTCTATAAAAGGGTCAGAGTTCCCACAAGAACTTGTTAAGACCTACCAAGAACTAATGAAACTAAAAAAACTTATAAAGGAGAATAGAGTATGAGAAATGTTGTAGAATTAAGAGAAGAACTTTCCAGAGTTTTTATGGGACTTAAAGAGGGAACAGTGCAATCTAAAGATGCGTCAGAAATGGCGAACTTAGCAGGTAAAATGATAAATTCAGCGAAAGCGCAACTGGAATACCATTCGTTACGTAAAGATAAGCCAAGTATAAAATTTTTACATATAAAAGAAAAAGTGTAAATGAGTGTAGCACCGTGGTCATTTAGTAGGCTGAAATCTTTCGAGCAGTGTCCTAAACAGTTTTACCACATGAAGATAGCCAAGGATTATACTGAGGGTGAGACTGATGCCATGCGTTATGGGACAGAAGCTCATCTTGTGGCTGAAGAATACATACGCGATGGGAAGCCAGTGCCTGCTAAGTTTGCCTACATGAAGGATGTCCTGGAGGCTCTTAACAGAAGACGTGGTAACAAGACTACAGAAATAAAGATGGGTTTGACCGTAGACTTAGAGCCTTGTAAATTTAGGGCTAAAGACGTTTGGTGGCGTGGTATAGCTGATCTCGTGATTACAGACGGTAGCACTGCGTGGATCGTGGATTATAAAACAGGCAAGTCTGCTAAGTATGCAGACAAAGGGCAGTTAGAACTCATGGCCTTGGCTACGTTTAAATTCTTCCCTGAGATAAAATCCATCAATGCCGCATTAGTTTTTACTAAAGCTAAAAAGTTTATAAAGCATAAATATACTGATGACATGATAGATTCTTTGTGGGATAAATGGTTATCTAAGTTTAAACGTATGGAAGTGGCTTACGAGACAGATACTTGGAACGCACATCCTAGCGGTTTATGTAAAAGACACTGCGCTGTATTAGAGTGCGTATACAATGGGAGCAACTGATGGCTTATACAAAATCACCCAGACCTTACAAGCATGAGTACCAGAAACAAAAAGAACGTGGTGAACATGAACTTCGTATGGAG